CAATTGAGAATAATATAAATTTCTAATGAAATCCCCATATCAGATTATTGTTCGACCCATCGGTGGGACAAGATATAACAACACCAAGAAATATGGTGACGTTGACTTTATCACAAATAGCTCTGTTGAGGCATTCCAGTTCTCTAATAGGCAAGCAGAAGTGATAGAAACACCAATCAAGTATGACGGACCAATAAAGCCGGGGGATACACTATTAGTACATCACAACGTATTTAAGTTTTACTACGATTCCTATGGGCAGCGCAAAAGTGGCAAGAGCTTCTTTAAAGAAGATATATTCTTATTAGACCCCGACCAGTTTTTTGCATATGGCAGAAACGGGGAGTGGTTTGGATATGATAGATATTGTTTTGTAAAGCCGGTTCCAAAAGAGGAGAGCTATGTATATAAGCCATTCTCTAATGAGCCATTAATGGGTGAGATGGTAATTGTCAATGAGTCGCTCAAAAAAGAAGGAGTTAAAAAAGGAGATAAGGTGTGTTACCGCCCAAAGCAGGAGTATGAATTTCGTGTTGATGGGGAGTTACTATACCGTATGTATGACCACTCGATATCTATGATACTATAATCAAAATAAAAAGTATTATATTACTATCATGAAAAAACTAACTATTTTATTAGGAATATTATTGTCATATGCAATGACAACTAATGGGCAAGCAACGCTTGAAATTGCTGCAAACATGTCTCATTATAACTCACTATCAATAGGTGTTGAGAAGATGTTTTCATATAAGAAGTTTAAATTTGGGTCAAGTGTAGAGTATTTATCATTAGGCTCTAATGAGGAGTATAATGAAGATGGTGATACGTTCTTAATGAACGCACAATATAGAATTAGGCTGCTTCAGATTGAATACCCTTTACACGACAAAGTTACAATAGGCTTGTCTCCAGTTTGGATGTTAGGCCCTATACCAAGGGAAGGGTTATATATGACACCATTCTCTGCATATGTGCGTTTTGAGTTATTGGAATATGTATTTGTTGAGACAACATTCACTAATAGTAAACGTGAGTCTATACAGTTATCATTAATAGCGAGGATTAGTACAAAATGAGTTTCATATTTTACGAAGATGATGAGGAGGAGTATATCCCCCTTAGGAAAACAAAGCGCATTAGAGATGGACACAAGAGAGACAAAATTAAAGATAATAGCAGCGGGTCAGAAGGCGGTAGAGCAACTGATAAAGGTAGCGGAGTCGGACATAATAAAAGAAACAACAGACATTGATGATACTGCCTTAGCTGCAGATAGATTAAAGAATGCTGCGGCCACTAAGAAACTCGCTATATTTGACGCTCTAGAGATATTAAATAGAATTGATGAAGAGAGGGAAGCACTAAAAATTGACGATGGCAACACCGAAGCAAGCAAAACAGAAGGGTGGGCTGAAAGGAACGCGCGAAAGTCTTCATAGGGTTCTCGAAGACCACATCCCTAAACAGGTTGTATCATTCAAGAATAGCGCAAAATCTTGGAAGTATGGTTATGATGAGAAGTACGATATGGTTGTCATATCTAAGACAGGTCAGATTGGCGAGATTTACGAAATACAAAACCTAAAGATTGCTCTCCCAAAGCAGCCCGCAAAAATACATAAGAGGGCAGACAACAAGGCTGCTCAATACTGGGAGCCGGCAGAATATCCTAGTCAACTATCTAAAATAAAAAGCACAGCAAGTTGGAATCGAAAGTCGCCTGAATTTAAAAATAGGTGGGTTGGTTATATAGAAAAGCAATTTGATTATCGTGAGTATGGATATTGGTTTTTAAATAATGGAGAGCCAACATATATTACAGGGACGCATTGGATGTATATTCAGTGGGCGAAGATTGACGTTGGTCTGCCTGACTATAGGTATGCCAATAGAATATTGCAACTACACTGGGCAGCCTGTGTTGCTGACAATAGAAGTTACGGTCAGAACTACCTAAAAATAAGACGTTCGGGATTCTCATTTATGGCAGCTAATGAGTGTGTAGATGCAGGCACATTGGCAACAAATGCGCGTATTGGTATTTTATCAAAAACGGGTGATGACGCCAAGAAGATGTTTACAGACAAGGTGGTTCCAATTAATACCCATCTACCATTCTTCTTCAAGCCAATTATGGACGGGATGGATAAGCCAAAGACAGAACTATCCTACCGCGTACCGGCATCTAAGATTACTAAGAAGAACATGAATGATGAGGATGATGAGAAAGAGGAAGAGGGCCTTAACACATCGATAGATTGGAACACAACAAATGAGAACTCCTATGATGGAGAAAAACTTTATAGATTAATTCAAGATGAGGCGTTTAAGTGGGAAAAGCCAAATAGTATACTTGGTAGTTGGAGGGTAACTAAAACTTGCCTACGGTTGGGTCGTAAAATAATAGGTAAGTGTATGATGGGCTCAACCTCTAATGCACTATCTAAGGGTGGCGCAAATGGAAAGGCACTCTATTACGACTCTGATGTTATTCAAAGGAATAAGAACGGTCAAACAAAGAGTGGGCTGTATAATCTATTTATACCTATGGAGTATAATATGGAGGGATTTATTGATATCTATGGAAACCCAGTATTACATAATCCAAAGACTCCTGTTATGGGAATCGATAAACTTCCGATAACGCAAGGAGCGATAGAGTATTGGGAGAATGAGGTTGAATCACTAAAGCATGACCCTGATGGACTTAATGAATATTATAGGCAATACCCTAGGACTGAGGCGCATGCGTTTAGAGATGAAAGTAAAAGTTCACTGTTTAACCTAACAAAAATATATGAGCAGATAGATTATAATGATGCCATGATTGCGGGTCAGAACGTAACGCAGGGTAATTTTAGTTGGGAGAATGGCATAAAGGACACCAAGGTAATTTTTACTCCAAATAATCGAGGACGATTCTATGTATCATGGGTTCCTAGTAGGAATCTACAGAATAATGTGGTAATGAGAAATGGGATGAAATATCCCGGTAACGAACATATTGGGGCATTTGGGTGTGACTCTTACGATATTAGTGGTACAGTTAATGGTGGTGGCTCCAATGCTGCGCTTCATGGTCTTACTAAGTTCAACATGGAGGAGGCTCCAAGTAATGCTTTTTTCTTAGAGTATATTGCTAGACCACAGACAGCGGAAATAATGTTCGAGGATGTATTGATGGCTATCCATTTTTATGGCATGCCAATACTTGTGGAGAACAACAAGCCTAGGTTATTGTATCACCTAAAACACAGAGGGTATCGAAAATTCTCAATGAACAGGCCAGATAAGGTATTTAATAAGCTATCAAAAACTGAGAGAGAATTGGGTGGTATACCCAACTCAAGTGAGGATGTAAAGCAAGCTCACGCTGCAGCAATCGAGTCATATATTGACAAGTATGTTGGTATATTAGAAGGTCAAGATGGTGAGATGGGAGACATGCCATTCAATAGAACTTTAACGGATTGGGCGAGGTTTGATATTTCAAATAGAACAGCACATGATGCATCGATTAGTTCGGGTCTTGCGGGGATGGCTGTAAACAGGCATTTGTATCAGCCTAAAAAAGAAGAGTCGCGAATTATAGTTAACTTTGCGACATACAGTCAATCAGGCAACACAAGTCAACTTATCAAATGAGTGAGGTAAAAGATATAAAAATAAACGTCGATTATACGGGATTCCCGAATCAGTTTGCTTCTGATGCAGAGAAGGCAACAGATACTTTTGGTTTGCAAGTAGGCCACGCAATTTCCTTTCAGTGGTTTAAAAGAGGTGGCTCTAATGGGCGTTTCTATGACCAGTGGGGTAAATTCCATAATCTAAGAAAATATGCTCGTGGAGAGCAATCGGTAGCTAAATATAAAAATGAGTTGGCCATTGATGGTGACTTATCATATTTAAATTTAGATTGGACGCCTGTTCCTATTATACCAAAATTTGTAGACATCATTGTAAATGGGATGTCAGACAGGCTGTTCAAGATTAAGGCATACGCACAAGATGCTATGTCTCAATCAAATCGCTCAAAATACCAAGACATATTGCAAGGTCAGATGCTTTCAAAAGACATATTGCAACTTATACAGGACGAGACGGGCTTTGACCCATTTGTTATACAACCTGATGAGATGCCAAATACGGATGAAGAGTTGGCGTTATACATGCAATTAAAGTATAAACCGGCAATCGAAATTGCAGAGGAGGAGGCTATTAATACAATACTTGAGGAGAATCACTATCTTGATTTACGTAAACGATTTGACTATGATTTAACTGTATGTGGCATTGCCGTAGCAAAACACGAGTTTTTAAAGGGCTCGGGCGTAAAGATTTCTTATGTTGACCCTGCAAATGTGATATATAGCTACACGGAAGACCCTAATTTTAAAGATTGTTTTTATTGGGGAGAAGTTAAGCCGACACATATAAATGAATGCTTAAAGATTAATCCTGACCTTACAACACAAGACTTAGAGGAAATCTCTAAATACGGACAAGCATGGGGTAATGAATACAATGTATCGCAATATTACGATAATGACATGTTCTCTCGGGACACTGTTACGTTGTTAAACTTTAGCTACAAGACCACAAAAAAGATGGTCTACAAAAAGAAGATACTTGAGACTGGAGGTTCTAAAGTAATAGAGAAGGATGACCAATTCAATCCCCCACCGGAAATGATGGAGGAGGGTAGATTTGAGAAGTTTGAGAAGACCGTCGATGTTTGGTACGAGGGGACTATGGTTTTAGGAACCAATATAATCTTGAAGTGGGAGCTTGCAAAAAACATGGTAAGACCTAAATCTTCAAGTCAACATGCACTATCAAATTTTGTTGCCGTTGCACCTAGAATGTATAAGGGTAATATAGAATCGACAGTTGGTCGTATGATTACGTTTGCTGACCAAATACAAATTACACATTTAAAACTACAGCAGGTTATTGCAAGAGTTGTACCCGACGGTGTCTTTATTGATGCTGATGGACTTAATGAGGTTGACCTAGGTAAT